AAATTATTAAATTAATAAATAAATGTCGTTTATAGATTCTATAAAAAAGCCTTCGATAATATTTATATTGATTGGATTAATACTTATTCTATCATCATTTTTTATGTATTTAGAAAGTTTTTGTGATGCAGATAGAGATACTGATTTTATTAATACAGATGATGTAAAAAATGCAGATTATAATGCTTGTATAGCAAACTCAAAACAAAATATGAAATTGATTAATTATTTTATTATTATAGGTTCTATTTTAATGGGAATAGGTTCAATAATGTATAAAAAAAGTTTAGAATAAAAATTTTATATAAATAAATGAGTTCATTAAATACGTTATTAAATGATACAACTAGATTAAAAGGTGCTTCTTCTCTAATAGTTGCAACTTTTGTATTAATTTATATATTTGCAATTTTTGTATATTTTAGTAATGATGTATGTGATGTAAAAAATGAAAATGAAAATTATAATTCTTGTATGACAAAAAAAACACAAATTACAAATATTGTTTTTTTAGGTTCTATTATATTAATAATATTTTTAATAATATATATATATAAACCCGATATATTTAAACCCAAGGTAAAAACAGCAGGAATAAAGAAATAATTGTAAACATGATTAATTCGATCTTAATTATTTGGTTTTAAAAAAGTTTATAAATTAAAACTAATTTTTACAAGCATTTCCATATTTACAATACTTTTTATTTAATCCTGTTACTTCACATAATAAATGAATAATAACACCTGTAATAAAGAATGATAATAAAACACCTGTCCAATGATTAAATGTTTTAGCTTCATCTCCCATTGATATATAAGATATAATAAATCCAATAGCTAAATTAAGAATACCAACAATAAATGCTTCAAATGCTAATTGTAACATCTTTTATTATAATAAAAAATTTTCAATAATTTCTGCCATTTTTTCAAATGGATGTTCATTTTTTCCTTTTACATCTTCTATCGTTTGTGGATTCTTTACATATACAGATTTATAATTTTTATAAATCCATTGATCAATATCTGGATTTGCACGTATTCGATCTTTTTCTTCTCTTTTTTTAATTTTTGTAAAAAGAGATAAATATTTTTTCATTTCTTTTTTATATTTTTTCTGATAAATATGAACTTTTTCATGTAAAAGTGTCTCATATAGATTTTCTTGATATTTAGAAATAATAATTACATCACAACGTGTATGTGGTAATCCATATTCATATAATTCACCTTTTATACATCCTATCTTCCATGGAATTAAAGATGCTTTTTTACCATCAAACCAATCTAGTTTAATTTTTTGTAATTGTTGATCAATTTGTAATATATATTTTATTATTTTATATTGTTGTTTTTTAGTAAATTCACAAACAGATTCTTTTATTTTTTCTTTATATTCAGAAATTGTATCAACATTTCTAACATCTAAATCAAGTTTAAAAAATGTTTTATAATATTTATCAGGATCATTTACTATTAATTCTAATAATTTTTCTTTTGATAAAAATTCAATCATTAATTTATTAATTGTAAATTTTTATATTCTTTTTCTTTTTCTTCTAATTCTTCATTAGTTCGACAAATATCAAGAAAACATGATAAACATTCAATAATACAATATAAAAAGTCCATTTAATTTAATTTTAATTTTAAATTAAAATTAAAATGACAATAATTTATATATTCCAAAATCATTATATGCATATATGAATGAATCATTATATAATATATTATCAAATATTTTTTCAATATCATCATTAGAATATACTGAATTAAGATAAATCATATCATTTTTAATATAATGAAAAACTTGATTAGCTTCACCTAAACACACTAGCTGATCAGGTGATGATATATCAAAAGAAATAATGTTTTTATTAGGTATTTCTTTTATCTGTATAGCACCATTTTCTTTAATATTTAATTTTATTAAATGTTCTACTGATAAAACATAAAAATCTGATTTAAATTTACTGGATGTTTTTAATGATATTAGTGGAATTAATAATTGGGATAATTGTGACGAAGTTCCACCCAAATTCCAATTATTACCTCCATTTATTGATGTATATATATTAGCATTTGATGTAATAATAATTTGATTATCTCCTGAAAAATCTACAGATATACCAATAATATGTTCACTTGATAACGGTAATTTAGTAATAAATTTTTCATTTTTATAAATATTTCCTGTTAAAGAAGTAACAACCATACGTATTTTACATGATTCTGAAAAACCACAATACGATTTTTCTTTTGCATCAAATGTAGTCCAGTTATTTTTATCTTTATATAATTGTTGATTCAAATATATCATACCTTTAGTATCACATAACATTATACTTGAATCTGAACTTGAACAACTAAATGTATCTAACCCTTTAATTAATGATTCTTCCAAATATAAACCTCCTCTACTAATGTAAATAATACCTAATCCTTTTATAATTATAGGTTCAAAATTAGATTTGTATCCATCAGGAAATTTTTTTACTAACATCCAAACTGATATACATTTATTATTACCATTACGTTGAAAACCATCCTTACATTGACATTTATTTTCAATCATCATTTCATTTTCTCCACACGTCATTTTATTAATAGTAGTTATACATTTATTATTAACATCACGTTGAAAACCATTCTTACATTCACATTTATTTTGAACCATCATTTCATTTTCGCCACATGTCATTTTATTGGTGGTAGTTATACATTTATTATTACTATCACGTTGAAAACCATCATTACATTCACAATTATTTTGAATCATCGTTTCATTTTCTCCACACATAGTTATACATTTATTATTAACATTACGTTGAAAACCATCCTTACATTCACATTTATTTTGAACCATTATTTCATTATCGCTACATGTTATTGTAGAATCTGGTTTAATTAAAAATAAAGAAATACAGACACATATAAAAATAAATATAAAACTAATTATTAATATACTCATTTATTATAATAAATTTTATTATAATAAATTAATAGCTTTAGCTTTAGTTGAAGTATGTTCGTCTCCCTACATGCACTCTACCCTCACTGCTTTTTTCTCACAATGAAGCGAAGACTACAACATACGGTTCTGCAGCACAATCTCATATCATACTCAGTAAAGTGATTAACCTAAGCTTTAGTTTTAGTTTTAGTTTTAGTTTTAGATTTAGTTTTAGTTTTAGATTTAGTTTTAGTTTTAGATTTAGATTTAGATTTAGATTTAGATTTAAATTGGCTTAAATTTTCTAAAGGATCGGTAGATTGGTCTAAAGGTTTAAGTTCATTATTGAAAGACATAGGAAATGCAGGTGAATTAGGTGGATATGGATAAGATTGATAAGATTGGTCTAAAGGATCAAGTTGATTTAGATAACCCAAAGGAGGAAATGCAGGTGAATTAGGTGGATAAGAAGATGGATCATATTGATAAGATTGGTCTAAAGGATCAAGTTGATTTAGATAACCCAAAGGAGGAAATGCAGGTGAATTAGGTGGATAAGAAGATGGATCATATTGATAAGATTGGTCTAAAGGATTAAGTTGATCATAATCCAAAGGAATTGGAGGATATTGGTATAAAAAATCGCTATCTGCAGAACTAGGTTGACTAGGTTGACTTTTTATAAATTTAGTTAATTCTTCTTCTTCTGTTTTAATATCAGAAAAATAGCCATCAATTTTTTCAATTTTATTAGACTTTTCAAATTCTTCTTGATACATCTTAATATTTTGAGAATAAAGTTCATCATCAATATCTGTATCTATTTTTTTTCTTAATTTTAATAAGTTATGTTCTCCATCAAAATATAAAAATTTAAAAAAATTTCTTGAGATTAAATCTATAGATGATTCTAAATCATCTATTTCTAATTTATCTTTGTCAAGAAGGTATGAAAGTTTCTTAAAATCATCTCCATCTTTATCTATTTTTTCATTACGTATAGAAATTCGTAAAAGTTCAAAAAACATACGAAATTCAATACTGACAGTATCAATTTTTCCATTTATTTCTTTACTATTCCATTCTAATATTTCTAATGGGTTTCCTTCAAGAGTTGGTTTTTTGAAATAACAACAATAAGGAACTTCTTCTACTGAAACTGAGTGTGATCTTAAATATTCGATAAAAAGTGGATTTTCAATTAAGACATCAGATAAGTCATAAAAACCTTCACGATACCCTTCATAATTTTTTATATAATATAATTTATTATTTTTCATAATTTCACCAAGTAATTTAATAAATAATTCTAGTTTTTTTAATAACATTACAGATTTTATACTTAAAGGTAATATTTTTAATTTTTCATGTATAACACGTAATTCATCTTTTGAAACTTGATCCAATGAATTAAATAATGAACCAAAATTTGTTCTTGGTTTAATAGAAAACCAAGCTTTAAAATATATACCAATACGATCATGAGCATATCTATCATCTATGTCTATGTTACAATAATATAATAAATACATAATAAATCCTAATGTATTATTATTTTTAGTTTCTGTTAAAGTTTGTATTATAATAGACTGGTTATAAACTTTAAAATATATATCACTATTTAAAAACTTAATTGGAGATATCATAATTCTTTTAGCCCATATTTTAAATAATTGTGGTATATACTTTATTTGTATAGTAAATGTTAATTGTGGAATACCCTTTGAAGTAAGACCTCTTACATAACCAAAATCAACTCCATTTCTTGTATATTTTCCTTTAAACTCTGGTGGAAGATTTAAATATGGATCTGAATATGGATTTTTATAAAATAATTTTTCTTTTTTATCATTATCTATATTATCAGTAAAAACATCATAATCTTTACCATCTATTTCTACTTTTTTATTTTCTTTTATTGTTTCATATTCTTTTTTCATTTCTTTAAAATCAGTATTAAATTTTTCTACAGATTCATAAGGACCCATTTGAAACTCTAAATTTGAAAAACAATTTTTCACATCACCAGTATAAGAACATTCATAATGAGGTTCATCGTGTAATTTATTTAAATTTACATATTCAGTTGTTGTATAATTATATCGATTAATAAACTTCTTATCTCTATAATATGCATCATCAATTTGAATATATAAATGAGTTTCAAATTCTAGACCAAAGTTATAAAATACAGGCAGAGGCTCATAAGGTTCAGGTTCAGGTTCAGGTTCAGGTTCAGGTTCAGGTTCAGGTTCAGACAAAACTTGTTTTTCCTTTTTTGGCTCATTTGATTTAACACTAGTAGTATGCTTTCTTTTTTTAGTAGGCATATATTTTATATTAATTATTAATAATTATTAATTATTAATAATTATTTTTAGACCTAAATTAGATTTATAAAAATATCTTTAATCAACCTCATCAACCTTTGGTCCAGATTCTGATCCAGATTCTTGATTTGGCATCTGTTCAGTCTTAGACATTAACTCCTCTAACTCTTTTAATTTTAAAGTCATATCTTCTTTTGTATAATCTCCTAATGAATTTAACCAACTCTCTGTGTCATTTAATTTTGTTTTAAACTCTTGTGAATATTTATTATCTTTATCTTCACTTAATTTTGTCTTCATTGTATAGACAAATGTTTCTAGTTGATTTTTTGAATTAATTTTCTCACTCATTTCATCATCTTGTGCTTTATATTTTTCTGCTTCTTTTACCATTCTTTCAATATCTTCTTTTGATAATTTATTAGATTCATTCTTAATTGTAATATTCTTTGATTTTCCTGAACTCTTTTCAACCGCATTCACATTTAAAATACCATTTGCATCTACATCATATGTAATTTCAATTTGAGGTTGACCACGAGGCATTAAAGGAATATCTTTCAAATCAAAATTTCCAAGTAAATTACAATCTTTTACCATTTTTCGTTCACCTTCATAAACTTTGATAGTTACTGCTGATTGATTATCAGAATAAGTTGAAAATGTTTGTGTTTTCTTTGTAGGAATTGTTGTTCCTCTTGGAATAAGAACAGTCATAATTTCTCCAGCAGTTTCAATTCCAAGAGAAAGAGGATTTACATCAAGTAATAATAAATCATTAATTTTTTCATCTCTATTTCCAACTAAAACAGCAGCTTGAACAGATGCTCCATATGCAACACATTCATCTGGATTTACACTTTGACATAACTCTTTACCATTAAAAAATTTAGATAATAATTCTTTGACTTTTGGAATACGTGTTGATCCTCCTACCAATACAATTTCATCAACTTCAGATTTTGATACTTTTGCATCACTTAATACTTGTTGAACAGGATCAATTGTTTTTTGAAAAATATCTGCACATAAACTTTCAAATTTAGCTCGTGATAAAGTTGTATTAAAATCAATACCATTATGTAAAGCATCAGCTTCAATATTTGCTACAGTGCTTGTAGATAATGTTCGTTTTGCTCGTTCTGCACATGTTGCTAAACGTCGTAACGCTTTCTTGTTATCACTTAAAGAAACTTTATGTTTTTGTTGAAATTCTGTCATTAAATGTTGAACAATACGCTGGTCTAAATCAGACCCACCTAAATGCGTATCTCCTCCTGTAGCTAAAACCTCAAAAACACCATCTTCAATTGTTAATAAGGTTACATCGTGTGTGCCCACACTTGTTATCGTAAAGGAATTTAACCTTTACTTCTCATACTTTCATATGAGGTCAGACTATATCTTAATAATTAGTTGCTTAATTTATTTATTTGTTCATTCCAGTTTATAGGAGTTATGAATAAAAATGTTAAATTGTTATCTTGACAATATTTTTTAACACAATCTTCTTTTGCTTTCCATTTACCAGATTCAACTTCTTTTTTATGCCAAATATGTTCATCTTTAATCTCAATCAATTTATCTTTTGATTGAAAATCTACATTATAAGTTCTATTTTTATTATTAAAAAAATATGATATTTTAGGTCCATTCTTTAGTAATAATTTATTTTCATTACATAACATTATAAATTTAAGTTCAAGTTTAGATTGATATAAAATAGTTTCATCATTACTATTTTTATATATTCTTATGTTAAAAATTTTATTGACAAATGAACAGTTTTTGCATAAGATTTTATTATCATTCTTAAACTTTTCTAATGTTTTTGCTTTCCAAGAATTATTACAAATATCACATTTTAATATAGGGTGGTTTATCTTAATAATATCATTATTATTTTTATCATAAAGAATCGATGTAAATAACATTTGATTATTTGTCTGGTATATTGGACAATATTCATAATTGTTTATTTGTGTATATTTACCATCATTAATACTAATTATGTTTTTTGATATTCTATCATATTCATAATTAGTTAAATGTCTGGTAAAATATTCTTTTTTAAAAGAATCATCTTTTTCATTAAATAATAATATACTATTTTCTTTTTTCTGTTCAAAACTTAGTAGAGATTTCTTTATTTTTGGTATGTTTTTATGACTGTTTCTTAAAATCATAAAATCAGACTGTTTATTACATTTTATCTCATCTTTATTCTTACATAAACCACATCTATTAGTTTCATTTTTAAATCTTCTTAGAAACTGAATTGAACTTATTTTGCTTTCAGATAAACATATTTTACATTTATATGTAAAAAAGTAATTTGTTTTTCTAGTTAATTCTTTATCATCAATAAAAATATGCCATATATCTTTTTTATCAGAAGAATATTTTGAACTATAAATTTTATATGTTATAGTTTTATAATTAATATTTTCTTCTTTTTCATTTATTATATTGATGATTGAACTTATTACTAATTCTTTTGAAATTACCTTTTCCATTTATATTTATATTTTAATATTTAAGCATCTAATTATCTCTGGCATTCGTGGATATTTCTGGTACGTTTATATACAACATAACCGTATCTTACTCTATCTAGTCGTTGAACCTTTACCTCTTCACAGAGGTACTTGGCTGCTGATTACCCAATCTCATGATCTTTTTAAAACATTCACGCTCGTCGTTACCAACCACGTTGTAGTGTCATAAGCTCTAAGGGACTTCCAGCAATTAACCAGATTTACTTGTTTAACAAACAAGCAGTGGACTTTCACCACAGGAAGCAGCAATTTTACCTCCGAAATCAAAAATAAGAGTCTTTCGAGACTTTCCATCTTTTTTATCTAAACCATAAGCAATGGCAGCAGCTGTTGGTTCATTAATAACACGTAGAACATTTAATCCAGCAATTAAACCGGCATCTTTTGTAGATTGACGTTGTGAATCATTAAAATAAGCTGGAACAGTGATAACAGCATCAGTTACTTTTTTACCTAAATAACTTTCAGCAATATCTTTCATTTTTGTTAAAATCATTGCAGAAATTTCTTCTGGTGAAAATGTCTTTTCTTCATTCATAAAAGATACTTTAACTTTAGGTCGACCTTTTTCATTTAAAACAGTATAAGGTAATAATTTTAAATCACGTTGTAAAACAGGATCATTATATTCACGACCAATCATACGTTTAATCTCATAAACAGTATTTAAAGGATTTTGTGTGCTTGCATTTTTAGCACCATCTCCGATTAATCTTTCATCATCTTGAAAAGAAACATATGAAGGGGTGATACGATTACCTTGATCATTAGCGATAATATCAACATTTCCGTTTTGAAAAACACCTACACAACTATAAGTAGTTCCTAAATCAATTCCAATTGCAGTACGGCTCATATTATTTTATTAAATAAATATCATTTTAAACCAATATTAATCAAATAAACTATTATATTTTTTTATAATATCATCAATTATTATTGATACATTTTTTTCAATGTTAAAATCAATATCATCAAGTTTTATATTAATTTCAATATTTTCAATTCTATTTTCTAATTCACTTAATTCCAATTCACTTAATTCATTTAATTGATTTTCTAATTCACTTAATTCTAATTGATTTAATTCTAATTTATCTTTATTTAATTGATTTAATTCTAATTTATCTTTATTTAATTTATTTAATTCTAATTCACTTAATTCTAATTTATCTTTATTTAATTCTAATTTATCTTGATTTAAATCTAATTTATCTTTATTTAATCCTAATTTATCTTGATTTAAATCTAAATTATTTTCGTTTAAATCTAATTTATCTTTATTTAATTCTAATTCTAATTCATTTATATAATTATTTTTTGGAATAAAAGTTTCAATATAATTTACTTCAAAATCAATAATTTCAAAATCTTCATCAATATCCATTTTATATCATTTAATTAGATTTAAATTTTTTCTAAATCTAATTAAATGATATAAATTAAATGGGTGTTAGTCATTCTAGTAATGTATCTAATGCAATAGCATCTGTTACAAATGATATAGGTCAACAAACAACTGCAAATACACAACAAGCAAATAATATTAGTCAAAAAATAACAAATAATAATTGTACTATTATTACTAAAAATTATACAGCTGATGAAAGTGGAAAAACTATGCAAAGTAATAGTCAATTAAGTAAGGCTATTCAAAAAAGTGACGTACAGAATAATATTCAACAAAAATTATTACAACAAGCTTCATCTACAGTTGGATCAATGGGATTAGGTTATGCTGATGCAAATAATACTGCAAATATGTTTGTAAATTCTTCAACAACAATTATAGATGCAATGAATACTTCTTGTAGTCAATTTTCAAATATTAATCAAAGTTGGACATGTGATCGTTCTACTATTATTGCAGATAATGTAAATATTAATCTTGGTTCAACAAGTGATTTTTTATCTCAACAAGTATTAGACAATAATCAAGTTGCAAATGTTATAAATGATATTACACAAACTGCTGATCAAAAAGCTACAGCTTCTGTCGAAGGATTAACAGGCTTTTTAATAGGAATTGCTCTTATTATAGCAGCTTTAGGTTATAGTGTTGCAAAACCTCTTACTACTGGTTCATTTAAAATTATTATTGCTGTTGTATTAATTGTTATTTTATGTGTTATTTTAGCATTTATGTATGTTAAAAAGACTCCTCCTTTTTTTAATGATGATAATGAGTGTATTCCTAATGATAATATAGAAAACTGTAATCAATGTATTAATCTTGATAATAAAAAATTACAATTAAAAAGTCCACCATTAAGATATATATATGATTTAACAAGTTTAACAAGTCAATCAAAAAGTGGCGCAAACTTATTACAGATGGTAATAAGTTCTGGAA